TCGGGTGCATGTGCCAAAAAGTTAGGCCCCTGAAATTTAGTTTCTAGGTCACCCATTTGTTGATAGAAGCGCTTCCACGTGCGTAAACGACGGGTTTTTGCGTGCGCAGGCCAGCTCACCATACGACGGTCAATAAGTGCTTTAAGGTGTTTCCAACGTTTTGATTGTTCAGATTGGCTACTACCAACTGAGTGTACTTCTGCTCTAGGTAACAAAATCTTAAGACGTTGGGCTACGGCGTCGCCCACTCCATTGGCGTCTACGCCAACTGCAAGGACATCGTAGTTTGCAAGGAACTGCACAATTTGAAAGTACTGGTCTTCCCAGTCATCTCCTTGAATTTCCATCCAGTTAAGGACGCGATGGTCAAAGTACCCAAACTCATCTGGACGGTCCCAGTCCACCCACACTACGGTAACAACTGTGGAGTCAATTTTACGAGCAGGGTCAATCCCTACAACAACAGGTGTACGGTGCCACGCCTTTACAAGTTCAGAGGAAGTATCCCCAAGTTCATCAAGAACGGTAGAGGTTACAAACATACCTCGGTCAAGTAACCATTTGCAATTATGAGAGGCAAGCCCCTCTGCAATAAAGGTTTTAGTGGTGGTCTCAAGAGCGACAACTTCTTGCTCACCTACTGAAGTTACTGATAAAACAAGTGGGTGCTCAAAGTCTTGTCCGACAAAATCATGGCGGCCAATAGAGCCAAACGAGTTGAGGTCTACTTTTTGAAGCAGGCGCTCAGGACGTATTTGACCCAAGAAATGGGACATACCTGCCCTACCACCAGCAATGTGAAGAACGGTCACGTCATTGTTAGTGCCCGTGTCGTGACGTTCCCAGTATTTAAACTCTAATTCGTCTAAATACTTTTTCACCTTATTTAGCATTACGTTTTCACGTTGGGAAAACCCAAGCGTTGTTTGTCGAGAGAAGTGACCTTCTCCGTCAAAAGCCGCTGCTAGATACCCTGTTCGGTAGTCCTCTACGTTTTCCCAAGTATCAAAGATTTTGAAAATGCGGTCAGTAGAAGTTAGCTCATCTGTGCGCTTCCACACGGTGCGGCGACCAGCAGTTGACACTAACCATAAATGCCCGTCAGAGGACTTGACTACAGTGCCGTCAGATAGTGCAATCTCGTAGGTAGGACGAAGGATACGCTCCGCTTTAGTTACAGTGGTTTCACGAATTTTACGATGTGCGCCTTTTGTTGACGCATCCTCATCAAAGCCTACTAAGACGTCTCCTACTTGCACTGAACCTATCTCTACATAACGCAAATCTCTAGTAAGTACCTTAGTGTCTGGAGTAAGGCAGTTATACGACATTTGAAACTCGTCAGAGTCTTCACCGATTCTTAACATTTCTTTTTTGATGTATTTGCCATAGTTAGGGCTAACTTTTGATACATCTTTGTAATCCCATTGAAAATGGTTTTGCCTAGAACGCGTACCTGTTTGACGGCGTTTGTTAAGCTGAATAGCGCGGTAAAAGTTATTTTTATGTGTAGTAGGCGTTCCTGTTTTAATCATTGTCCCGTTGTACGCAGCAAGCATAGGAGAGATTGACTTAGATACCACAAAATCATCTGCTTCTTGACACTCATCAATAATGATGAGATGAAATGACTTAGATTCAATCTTTGCTCGCGGGTTAGCGGTCATCATCATAAGAGATGAACCAGAATTTTTAAGTTTAATTTGTCGAGTAACACCGGCTACTTTTCCAATACTGTCATCAATTTCCGGGTCACCAAGAATTTCAAGAGCACGCTCAGAAGTAAGACGATTGAGCGTACGTCCAAAAAGTGTTTCTACCTGGGTTTCAACTGGAGCAAACATACCTACCCAAAGACCGTGTTTAAACTTACCTAGAAGGTCTGGGTACATCTTGGCTAAGCGTGGAAGCAACACCATAAGAGTAGCCACTGTATTAGCAATGGTTTCTGATTTACCTGACTGACGAGCAGCAAGGGCTGTAATTTCTTCACCATCGTTGATAATAACAGATTCAATTATTCGTCTAGCCAAAGGCATTTGATAGGGACGAAGAGCGTGGTCATCCCCAGGTTCAACGCCAACAAGAGCGTCCATAAATTGAATACTGCGGTCAACTACACGCTTAACAAACTCCTTGGAGAGCTCATCTAACTCTTCTTCCTCTTCTTCAGGAAGGTCGTCTTGCAGTTCTTCATCTAGTTCTTCTTCATCTAAAAAATCAATGTCACTCATAGTGTCCTTATGGTAGATAGAAAATGGAAAGCCTGGGCGTTAAACCCAGGCCAGCCATTGCGTCTACGGGAGAAGAAAGAAGCATGCTAAGTGTATACCTAATGTCGACAAATCTATGAAACGCTATTAGCGTGTCGTACGTTTATGAAGTTCGTGAACAACGGCATGAAGCGCTTCTGCGCCAAGTAGGGCTTCATCCAAAAAGCTTTTCTCTCTATTTCTAGCATATAAAGACATGCAACGCCCTACTTCATAGGTAGCTTGCTCTATCCAAACTTCTAGTTCTGCGGTTGCAATCTTAGATACGCGACGAGCTACTTTTTCTGAAAAGGGCTTATCCCAGGTCTCTTTACTCTTTAAAAAACTCATTATAGTCTCCGTCCTCAGGTTTCCAAGCAGTTCTAGACCACATAGCATTAAATAAGATTTCATCTACGGCATCTTCATCGTCCCAGTGAATATTGGGAGTGAAGTAAAAAAGACCGGCGTAGTAACCAGGTTTAGTGAAAGGAAGCCTAAAAACAAAGCACTTGCCTTTGCGATAGGGCGCCTCTGTTTCTTGAGTTGTACCTATCTCAATGATAGGAAAAAACTTGGTATGGTAGTACTCAAGTCTTCCAACGTATAGTGGTCCGTAAGTCTTCATTAGGAGTTAAATAGTACCCTAACTTCTTCAGGCATATTGTTGGGGTTGAAGTTATACCAATCCCCTAATGCGCCAGACTCAATAAAATCATGAGTAGAGGACGCGACTTTTAAAGCGTTCCAAGTATCAACTGAAGTATTGTCGTAGCCAATCCATTGACCATCGCGCATGCGTATGACTAATGTTTGAGCTTCTTTACTATAGGCAATTTTGCTGGCACGGTGTCTTTCTTTATCAGAAGATTGAGGGGCAGGCTGAGTTGTATAAGTAGGAGAAAGCTGTTCCCACGTAGTTTCTATGCCAAGTTTTTCTTTAGCACGCTCTTGAAGGTTGAACCTTTTATTGAGCTCGTCCACTCGTTGTTTTTGAGTCTGTTGATAATAGTTAGCTGGCTTTGCCATTATTCCTCACACACATGCCCGTCTGTCTCATTTTCAAGTACACGCGCCATACATCTGCCACAACGCATCCAACGAGGAGGTTTGTAGTTATTTTGAGCAGTTCCTCCTAAAGGAATTCCTGTTCCATCTTGTGCATACTGTGGTTCATAGTCTGTAATAATCTCAGGTTCACGAAAAAGCTCTCTTGGAAAAGGTCCTTGTGGAGAAGTCACCTTGTCTGGAACAGGATGGACTTGCACCGCGCTATGGCGCGTTACCTTCACTTTGTGCTCTTAGTTGTTTTCTTTGCAGATATTTCTACTGGCTCAACAAGAGGGAAGTGACCGGCAGCTGCGCGGTTACGCAACCATGTTGGAAGACAAGCAGCGCAGTAATCTACAGGATTAGCTCCTGGGTCAGCTGTTGTGTAGTCAGCCTTATTATCGCAGTTTGCGCATTTTGTCATAGGTGTAGCTCCTTTTCAACAAAGCCTAGTATAGACGAAAAAAGGGGACGAGTGTGACTCGTCCCCTGATTTCTTGTTTAATTACTTTGCTGAGCCTACGCCGAACGCGGTGTCCTTTGGGTTCAACGCACGAAGTAGTGGTCCTGCAACAGCTCCTACTGCCGCCATTCCTAGCGACTTAGGGTCTGTGTGTCCTGCCATGTACATTGCGATTGCAGCTGATGCGGCGGTACGCGCATATGATGCAGCTGCTGCTTGTAGCTTCTTATTCATAGCCCTCCTTAGGGTCACTATAAGTCTGCTCCCGTAGACGTGACCTGTCAGGGTAAATTAATTGGTTTCGTCGATGTGCTGTTCAAAACGTCCCTCTAGCTTATCTACTTGGGATTTAATTCCAAGTTGCTCAGAACGTAGCTCTTTAAGCATGGGGATAA